TCCTGCGTGCTGTAGCAGAGAAGGACTACGTACTGTATGGCGGTCAAGCTGGCGGAGGTAAGAGCTACATACTGCGCTGGTGGCTGGTTCTCTACCTAGTCTGGTGCTACCGAGCTCTGGGACTTAGCAATGTAGTTGTAGGCCTATTCTGCGAAGACTATCCCAACCTGCAGGATCGTCAGGTCAACAAGATCAAGGTCGAGTTTCCCGATTGGCTTGGCCGTCTGACGTGCGACAAGGTTTGGAACTTCCAGCTTAGACCTGAGTATGGCGGCGGAGTCATCGCCTTTCGCAATCTGGACAAGCTGGAAAAGTACAAGTCGGCAGAGTTCGCGGCTATCGCCGTTGATGAACTAACGCTTAACCCACTGAGCACATTCAACTGGTTGCGCTTTAGGTTGCGCTGGCCAGGAATTGATCGCCCGAAGTTCGTTGGCGCAACCAACCCGGGCGGCGTAGGGCATTCATGGGTAAAGGCTTACTGGCACGACAAGAAGTTCCCGCCAGAGCTTGAGCCATTCAGAGACCAGTTCGTGATGGTCAAGTCGAGCGCGAGTGACAACCCGCACATCTCGGCGACTTACCACGAGAAGCTGCTGTCATTGCCACCTGACATGGCGCGCATGGTGGCTAAGGGTGATTGGAACGTCTACACAGGCCAGTATTTTCCACAGTTCAACCACTGGCCGGATGACTCAGGACAGACGGGCAATCGGCACATCATCCCGGCGAAGCTGGCCTTGGACAGCATTGAACCTTGGCATACGCGGTGGATCTCAGGTGACTGGGGATTTGAGCATCCTGCCTGTTATCACTGGCACGCCAAGGATGAGCATGGCCGCATCGTCACGTACCGCGAGATGTGGGACCGCAGGGTAGGCGAGGAAGAATGGGGAGCGCGCATCACGCAAGCTTCGTGCGGTGAGCGCCTAGCATCGTTTCCGTTCTCTTGGGATGCGGGCCGTCAGTCGAACCGTTCGGCTCCGGATTATCCGAAGTCGATTAACCAACTTCTGTCTGATTCTCTGGGCCCGGGAATTCCAAAGCCTCATCCGGCAGACTCTTCACCTGGTTCGAGGATGTCAGGTTTCCGGTTGATGTCGCAACTGCTCGATGCGGATATGTGGCACATATCAGATGCGTGTCCGCGGTTGATTGAGTGCTTGCCGGCTCTAATACGTGACCCCGACGACCAAGAGCAAGTGTTGAAGGTGGACTACGCGGAAGGCGACACCATTGGGGATGACCCGGCGGATTCGGCGCGTATGGGGCTGCAGTTCATGTGTAAGACGACCTTTAAGCCCTACGAGATCAAGCGGCAGGAAGTCATTACCGCAGCCATTGGGAACCCAGAGCAGCCCAACTATCAGAACGCTTTCATGAAGGACATGGAGATGCGAGAGGCACGGAGCAGGCAGTTGAATGCGAACAACCGCAGCAAGTCTCTGGCGGGACGAAGGCGGTATATCTGAGCGGCTATTTCCATCACATGGTGTTCGAGCCAACGAGCGCTGCCGAGCAATTCGTGTTCAGTATCAGTTTCGCGATTGTCGCGTTCGTGCTGTTGTGTATCGGGCGCTTGATTCTCTATTGGATTCGCGGCGAAGAGGACGATGACTGATCTGTTCGGCCGTCAGCGCATCGCCAAGCTTGAAACAGCACTCGACATAGCCCAGAACCAGATAGCCCAGTTGCGCGAAGAGAACCGCCGACTGCTCTGCACCATCAACCCACATCTTAAATCAGCATTCTTCCCGAACGAGATGGACGCTGTACGCACGCCTGAGTTAGTCCAGTCGCTCTGCTCCGTGCAGATGTCAGAGAAGAACATCCGTTTCTGCGCTACCCACAATCAGGACTTGGACGCTGAAGGCCGCTGCCCTGTGACAGAGAAGACTTTATTTGCTAAGCGAGTTCCCCAGAAGCGCAGGATTTTGGGCTCTGAGTGGTGCCACATGAAAGACGAGAAGTTTCAGGAGGTTCAATGAACTACATCAACAACCCCCAGATCCGTAAGACGCACGAGAAGTTCAATGCGGGCAAAGCGGCTGTGGGCAGTGAGACAGAGGGGGAGAAGCACGGCGAGGGTAAGCATCCCCATTCTGTGCATATCCACCATGCCGGACAAGGTGAAGCCCATGCGGGTAATCCGCACCATGTCCACGTTCACCATGCGGACGGATCACATGAACATTCGGACCATGCCAACTTCGATGAGGCGATGCAACACGCGCAATCGAAGGCCAGCGAACCGGGTGAGGCTTTAGGGGCTGAGTCAGGGGCGCCGGTCGATGGCGCTGAGATGGAAGATGGGTACTAAAACTTTAGGGCAAATCGCCCAAGGAGAGAAAAAGAGCATGAAACACCTTCGCAATATCACCTTGGTGATTGCGGCCCTTCTTGTGGCCGCGTTGCCCGGCTTTGCCCAGCAGAGCTGCGATACAGGAACCCGGCTGCATATCGACAACGGTATGTACAACGCCTCGGCGTACATCACGTGGAGGGCGCAAGTCGCTACGGGTAATGCCGCGACTGGTGCTACCACTGTGACTGTTCAGCAGAATGGCGTTGCCCTCTGCGACAACTACAAGATCCAGCCCTTTCAGGTTGGTTCACCCATCACTATCGGCATCGGAGCCAACGCTGAGACCGCGACCGTCACTTCTGTGGCTGGCTGCTCAATCAATGGCGTAGCGAACGCTTGCACGATCGGTGCGACATTCAACAACTTGCACGGCCACGGAGATTTGATTGTTTCCGGCTCTGCGGGTGTGCAAGAAGCTATCTTTGACGCGCTGCTTTCGCCGGCTGGTGGTGGGGTCGTTGCTGTCGGCGCTCCATTCACGGCGGGAGGCGGAACTGACGCGACTTTATCCGCGGCATTGCCGTTCCCGAGCGTGTCGATCCAGGACAACCGCAAGGGCACGCCGGCGATGTGGAACCCTATGCCGACAGTCACTACGGCATTGGCCGCGCCTACAACCCTGACTAGCCAAGCGGCTTGCGATGCGACACACACGTTCTGCTCGGATGCGACGGTTGCTGGGTCTGCCTCTTGGGGCGGCACGGTCCACGGTTGCATCACGCTGGTTGACATCAACGGCAATGAATCGCCCTGCTCGGCTGACGCCAGCTTCACGTCAGTTGCCAGCAAAGCTATCGACATCGGCGCGCCGGCTGCGCGTGCGGATAACGTGGTCGGCTGGAAACCGTATTTGTCGGTATCGGGCGGCTCTTACGCTCTGTCGTACTCGCTGCCTTTGCTGACGCAACCCACTACCTTGCTCGCAATCCCGGTATCGTCTGGAGTTTGCACGTTGACCACGCTTGAGACCATTACTCCAGCTTGCGCCATCGGTAATACGAAGTACGGTCAATCCGCATCTGCTACTGGTGCTGGCGGTTTGTTCTCTGCTGGCGGCGCGCAGTTCACCAGCTATCCTGTGGTGACTAGCACACTGGCTCCGGAGATCGGATCGGCTTCTGCTTTGCAGCACAATCCCAACGAAGAAGCACACGCCACTTACGCCTATGTGCCCGGCAACCGCATTGGAGCGCCTGGTATCCAGTCGGCTCACTTCGCATTCCCGATCACTGCGGCGGCTCAGACGACCATCGGGCAGGTGGAAGCGACTATTCCGCTGCCAGCCAACTACATGAACTTTGTTGGCCGAACGATGGAAGTCTGCGGTTTGATTGCAAAGACCGGCACGACAGCAGACACAGTGGACGAGATCCAAGTCTGGTGGGATGCAGAAGGGTCTAACGTGACCGCCGGTACACCGGTGCAACTCAGCTCTATCAAGATCACTGAGGCAACAGCACTGGCGGCCGCAGCCGACTTCAACTTCTGTCAGCAGTTCACTACCACAGTGGCATCGACTTCGGCGACTGGTGGCAGCATCCAGCCTGGCGTCGGATATGCGACTGTGAGCCAAGTTTCAGCAGGTGCTAATCCATCGGCTGGCGCGAATGCTCTGGTGGCTGCAGTGGGGTCTCTGAATCTGGCGCTGCCGGCGCACGTCACAGTGGAACTCAAGCACACAACCGGCACTGACGGCGCGGGCAGCATCCTGTACGGCGCCACAGTCAGGGTCATCAACTAGTTGCCATGCCCTACGCCTCGAGAGCTCAAGCTGCTTTCTTCAATACCCACAGGAAGCAGCTTGAGCGGCAGGGCGTGGACGTAGACGAATGGAACAAGGCGAGTAAAGGCGAGAAACTGCCGGAACATCGCACAGCATTGAACCTGATGGCGAGGAAGAAAAAGTGAACTGCGAAGACGTGCCGATGAGCGAGTGGGACAAGCTGACAGGCGCGGAAGAAGAGGCCTTGGCGGAGCAGTTTGCTATTGAACGCATCAAGTCAGCCGCAGCAATCATGCTCGACATGGACATGAACGGGAGCGGCCTTGCCTGAAGCTGACCGCTGGAAAGCTTGTGAGTATGCCGCCATCGAAAAGATTGTTGAGCAGCACCTCGGCGAACCGTACTGGAAGAAATACCGCGACCTGAAGGACGCGATAAAGGCGCTGCTACCTCCTAAACATGCCTGACGTACTCGACCAGCAGCCAGAGACCGAAGACCAGGAACCGGAAGAGTCACAAGGTTTTGAGTTTGCCAATGAGAACGGCGACTATCGCGACCTGCCAGAAACACTGACCAACTGGTTCAAGTCCCAAGCAGGTAAGTGGGCACGGGAAGAAAGCTTTGCACGTTGGAACGAAGTCAGAGACGCGGCAAAGCAAAGATTCTATCGCCGCACTCAGCAGCACATCTTCTGGTCGAACAAAGACGGCTACCTGGTCGCGGGCGGAAGTCAGACATCGGGAGTGTCATCGGGTTCTGGTAATGGTTCTGAGGAAGTGGACGCTCCGCGCTTCATGCGCGACTTCAACATCTTCGAATCCTGTGGGCGGGCTCTATTTGCTGCACTGACTGAGAACTTCCCGGGCGTGCGGTTTGAGCCGAACAACCCAGCGGACAAGTTGGACATTGATGCGGCGCGCGCGAAGAACCTGTATCGCAAACGCTTCGAGCGGGATGCGGACATTAGGCGCATACAGCGCGACATCGTAAGGCTTGGACTCACGGATGGAAAAATCGGCATTGAAGTCTACGCGGCTGAGTCAGATGCCATTTATGGGCAAGACAAGCCTGAGCTTGTGGAAAAGTGTTGTGTCCGCGGAGCACTGAACTGGAAGACACCGATCCTGACGCAAGACCAGACAGCATGGCCGTATGCCATCTGTTCTGAAGACCTGCCAACAACGTATTTGAAGTTCAAGCACGAGTGGGTCAAGGACAAGATCAAGCCGGGCGGACCGTCGCTGGGCGAGTTTCCTGTTTCTCGCACGTCACGGCTGACGGTGCAGCAGGGCGCATCAACCAAGATGTCAGCCTCAGATGCGTTCCAGAATCTGACCACGCGACACGAAGTCTGGTTTGCGCCGTGCAGCTATATGGACGCCCCAGATGAGTATCAGGAATGGCTCAAGACAGAATTTCCTGACGGCTTCAAGGCTACCTTCTGCGGCGACACTTACGCGAAGGCGGAAAAGGCCGGGATCCTTAAGCGATTGAGCTGGTATCACCCCGTAGATGGTGACGGACAGGCTACACCGTCATTGCTGTTGGTCTTGGTGGCGCCGCAGGACATCTTCAACGACTTCATGAACCTCATGACGGAGTTGTTTGAAGAGTGCATTCCGCGAATGCACTTCGACGCTTCGCTCATTGACCCGGACGCGCGGCGTGAGCAAAGGTCAGAGCCGGGTGCGGGCGGTCCGGTTTATAACCCGATGCCAGGGCAGCCGCTGTCGAACTTCTTCTTCCGTGAAGATGGCGGCGATGTGCCGGATGAGTTGATAGCCATCATCCAGTGGGTATCAGGGCAGCTTTGCCAGATGCTTTCCGGAGCGTCAGCAGCGCTGCTCGGCGCGGCCAACCCAGAGATGGGCGACACGGCAACGGCTTACGAGATGTCCGCGGACAAGTCACTGGGTGTGCAAGGTGGACCGTTCGGGAACCTTCAGGCGACGTTCTGCTCCATCGAGTCACAGGCTGCAGACCTGGCGCTGGAGAAGCGCGGCAACGCGAAGCTGGATGTAAAGGGTGACGGGCCCGGGCAGATGACCGAATCCGTTGACCTGATGGACTTCAAAGGCAACACACTTTGTTTTCCTGAGTCCGACTCCAGTTTCCCAGAGACGTACAAGCAGCGCGTGGAAAAGTTCTTTGCTCTGCTTCAAGCGGCGGCTACAAGTCCTGCGGCATTGCAATTGGTGACGAAGCTCATCAGCCTGCCTGAAAACCAGGATGAGATCAAAGACCTTGTGGGTCTGGATGATTTCGTTTGGCCGGATGCAGACGCGCGCGACAAGCAGTTGGGTGAAATCAACGAGCTGCTGGGGTCGATTCCAAAGCCGAACGTGCAAGCGGTTCAGCAGTATGAGATGGCGGTGGAAGCAGCCGCTGCCGCGGGCCAGCCTATGCCACCTCAACCGCCCCCGCAGTCGATGTTGATGCCGAGTGTGTCGGTGCAGCCTTACGACAACAATCAGGCCGAGTTGCAGACGGTTGTGGATTTCATCAACTCCGCGCAGGGACAAGAGAAGAAAAAGCAGTTCGATGCGATGAATTTAACTCCAGACCAGAGTCCGTGGGTGAATTTGTTGCTGCACGCTGACGCGCACAAAGCTGCTATTCCGCAGCCGCAGCCCGAACCGCCGAAGGAAAGCATGTCCACGAACTTCAAAGACCTGCCGCCCACGGCGCAAGCCGAGTACTTGAAGCACAAAGGAATCACCGTATCGAGCGATGAACTGCTCGACAACAAGCTGCTGGAATCGAAAGCAGTCATCGACAAGGTAGTAGGCGGGAAAGAGCAGTTGCCGCCAGGAGAAAAACCGGAAGGAATACCTCAAGCATGATATTCAAATGGCTAGTGAATCACCTGCTATTTGCAGGGACGACATTCTTTGCCGCCGGCGCGGTCGCACTGGGCGGAGACGCAGGAGCGGCAGATGCAGGAGCAGACACAGGCGCTGACGATAGCGCAGCACTTGGTGAAGGCGTTTCAGGTGTCGATGGAGCGCCCCATGCCGCCGATGCCGCAGAAGCCCAAGAGGGAGATGTCAGTCAATCCTCTAATAAACCTGCCACTCACCGTGCAGTCCTTGAAACATTCACTAAGTCGGAAGAATTCAAGACCCTCGCAGCGCAAAAGCCTGAAGTAGCCAAAGCCATAACGCGGCTGCAGCAGAGTCTCAAGAGCATCTCTGAAGCCCTAGCACCTGTTGGCGGACTGAAGAACGCCCAGCAGCTTGCCCGTGTTTTGTCCGAGGCTGGTGGTGTGGAAGCCATCACTGGCATGAAGGCAAAGCTGGCCGAGATCGATGCCATCGACGCCAAGCTGGAATCGGGCGACCCGCCCTACATCACCGACATTGCAGCGAACATGCCCGAGCAGTTCAACGCGATGATGCCCCACGCGATCGACAAGTGGGCAGAATCGAATCCCGACGATTTCACTCGCCTCATCGCGCAGAACGTAGTGCCTAATCTGTTTTCTGACGATCCTGATGAACCTGGCATCGCCAACCTCATCGCGCGCGCACATGAGATGTCGAAAGACCCTGAGACGCAGAAGATCCTCAAAGGCGTCTACCAGTGGTGCAAGAACGTAGCTGCACAGGCCAAAGCCAAGCCCGCAGCGAAGGGCGTCAATCCTGACGCCAAGAAACTTGAAGAGCGCCAGAAAGAACTCGACAAGCGCGAGAATGAACAGTTCGAGAAGGGCGCATGGTCGCAGGTTGATGGATACTCCCTGCCGCTGATGCGCTCAGAGATCAAGCGTCAATTCGGGAAGACCAATGTCTCTGATGAGACTATCGCTGACCTGAGCGAAGGCGTGCAGAAAGAAATGCAAAAGCGGGCGGCGGGCGACCAAGATTTCCAGCGCAATATGAAGGCCGCGCGCGACCGCAAAGACCAAGCCAAGCTGATTGAAGTCGGCAAGCAGTTCGCCACCAAGAATATACCTGAAGCGGTGAAGACCGTATATGGCCGGCGCTACCGCGGCATGGGCATCGTGCAGCAGACGAAGAAAGTTGAGACGACTGCCAACGCGAAGAACCCGCCTGCGGTACCGAAGGCCGTTGTCATCCCAGTCAAACCCAAAGACGCAGAACTGATCTTGAATACTGACCAGTTGAACGTCGAGCAGCGCAAAGTGCTTGTCGCTCAGGGATATAGAACCATTCAGCAGGCGACGATGGCGAACATCGGTTTCACCAAGACCGGCAAAGTCGTCCAATGGCAGAAAGACCGCTAAAAAGTTCCGGCGCGTAAGAGTCTCGCCCAGCGGGAAAGGTGACCCGCAGCACAAACCTCAGGGCTAAGACTTGAAGTGCCAACCCTCTCACATTGCGTGAGAGATTTTTCCACCCAGCAACCAACAGCCACAGCCTCAGGGCCAAGAGAGGCGCGAAGGTGAGATCACAAAATGAGTCAAATCCATGCCTACACCAATGGATCTAGCCGAATCATTTGGCCCGCAGCTGGAATACGTCCGCCCGAAATTGCAGACGATGTTCCAGACCGACGCCGGACTGTACGGCGAGATCGAAGATAAGACCGACTCGGCTGAAGGCGTTTCCATGCGCCAGAGCCGTATTCCTGTATCCCTGGCGCAGTTCGGATACTTCCAGCAATTCTCTCCTGACGGTGGCGATCTGGGCGTCGGCGACGGCGGCGTGACGGATGCGCTGACCCTCGTGCCTGTGTTCCTCGAGCAGGCAATGAGTTGGACCGCGCAGACCGAGTGGGCGACTGACACCAGCAAGAAGTCAGTCGAAAACATCGTCAACGAGATCCTCGACAAAGGAATGGCGCAATTCAAGTCCAATCTTGATGCGCTGCTTTCAGCGTCGGCCGGTGACGGTTCGCTTGATACGGTGGTTTCCAACACCGCCGGCACCATCACGGTCAACAACGCCAACCTGTTCCAAGACCAAGGCATTTATCAGTTGGTCTCAGCGGGCGGCGTCATTCGCGGTAACGTGACCATCGCGTACTGCGATGCCAACCAGAACATCCTCAACATCAACGGTTCCATCCCTGGCGGCATCACCGCGGGCGACAAGCTGTACATCGCTGGTTCGTCCACCGTGGCGCAGTCTTCGTTGTTCGGCATCCCCTACATGCAGCTGAACTCAAATTCAGGCACGTATGTCGGGTTGAACCGCGCAACGTACCCGGGACGGCTTTCCACTCCGACTTTCACGGTCTCAGGCGCGTTGACCCAGCTGACTGTACGCCGGCTGCTCAACGACATCGACACCGCGTTGGGACTGGATTACACGAAAGATCACAAAGTTGTATTCCACGGAAACCTTGACCAGGCGACTGCTTGGGAGCTGGTGGGTACGGTGGTCTCGCAGGTCATTCAGAACCAACTGAAGGGCGACAACTCTCAGGACATGCTGCAAAAGGCAATGCCTGAGACGGCGGCTGGCCGGAAGTTCTTCAAGAACATCCACGCCATCCCCGGACGCTTGGACGCTCTGGTGCTCGACTCATGGGGCAAAGTGGTCAACAAGAAGATCGACTACTACTCCGTGGGCGGCATGACCATGTTCCCGGCTTACGGCGGCTCCGGCGGCGTAGCTGCACAGACGCTCACCTACTTGGTGTGTGGCATGCAGATCTACAACGCCAACCCGCGCGCAGGTTCGTATGTCACGGGCCTGACCAAGCCTTACGCACTCGGCGCATAAACGGCGCCATAACCCGGGCGGGAGTTCGCAAACCAGCGGCTCCCGCTTTCCCTTTGGAGAAAACATGCAATTCATCGGCTTTATTCCGCTGCGCAAAATGATTCAGGTGGAACGCCTACAAGAATCTGACCTGACCAATAGTGGACTGACCATTCCTGAGATCGCGCAGCAAAAATCGGAAGTCTGCAAGGTCTTGGCCATCGGGCCGGATG